AGGATGGGTTAAGCGCCGGTTTGTGTTACCGCTGAAAGACAGAACTAAAGCCTCAATGTTTCGCATTAAGAACGAAGCGAAAGAGTGGGAAGAGCGTTTCTTTATACCTGCCAATTTGAGAGACAATCCCTATTTGGATATTGAAGCCTATAACCGCGCTCTGAATAAGTTGGATAGCGTTACGCGGGCTAGGCTACAACAAGGCGATTGGGACGCGAAGCAAATCGGCAAGATATTCAATACAACATATCTTGAGGTTATCCAACTTAGCGAAGTGCCAGCACGTATTCGCAAGTTACGCTATTGGGACTTAGCCGGAACAGACGCAGACGAAAACCCGGATAGCTCTAACACTGTCGGTTTGAAATTCGGTTGGGATGACGTAACCGGGTTTGATTATGTTTTGGATATCAAGAAGTTTCAGCGTAACCCGACAGAGGTAGAAGAAACATTAGTTGAGGTAGCAGAGAAAGATGGGTACGATTGCGATATCTGGATAGAGCAGGAACCCGGTCAATCAGGCAAAGCACAGATACACGGGTTTCAACGCCGACTTGATATGTATAATGTGCAAGGGGATTTACCGGGCAAGCGTGGGTCGAAAGAAACCCGTGCAAAGCCTGTGGCTAATAAGGTAGGACGCAGGCGTGTCATGGTCGTAGAAGGCGACTGGAACGAAGAATTCTTCTCGGATTTGAGCGCGTTTCCCGATGCAGGGCAAGATACGGTGGATGCTCTAAGCGGCGCTCACGCTGTATGCAGGAATACGCCGAAAGTGAAAAGCTCAAACACACTCAAGAATAAGCGAAGATCGAGCAAGATAAAGATGCGTTATCGCGGGCAAGAAATCTAGTCGAACGAATCGGCAGGCCGCCTATCATCCCACTTTGGTTTGGCGGTTAGCAAATCACACCGAAAGTTGAGATATCCAAAGTGGCGACTCAAGAAGAATTGGAATACATCGAATCAAACATTGATAGGGTTACTTATGGCTTCCCTGTTTTCAACCTTGCGACGATTAAGGAAGCTGGCCTAACAGTCGATTATGACCGTGTAGAAGAATGCGCGGATATCGACAATAACACGGGCAGATTGGAGCGTTACCAAACTTACCGTGATTGGTACAACGGCGAACACAAAACCGATGTAAGTAACGATCAGAAAGATTTGTTAGAGGCTTCGGGTATTCCATTCTCTGACAACTTCACTGACATAATCGTAGATTCTCTAATCGACCGGCTAGAGTTGAAAGGTTTCTCTTTCACGCCAGAGAACGAAATAGCCGATGTAGAGACTACTAGGATTTCGCGTAAGAATAAGTTGGATATCCTCAATGCGAAACTGCATCATATCTGTGTGAAGTTGGGGGATAGTTTCGCTATTCTCGATTACGATATGAAACGCAAAGTTGTCAGTATCGTTTGTAACAGGCCCGACAATATCCGGCCAGAGTATTCAGACGAGAACGGCGACATATTGGAGTGGGTATCGAAGAAGTGGGATACTAGCGAAGTCTCGATCTTTAATCCTAGTGGGGCAAAAATTACCCGGCTCAATATCTACTACCCCAATCGGATAGAGAAATACTATCGCACAGTTGAGAGTAAAAACGCTTGGACGCCGTTCATGGATCAGGCGACGGACACGCTCTGGCCTGTGCCGTGGGTAAATCTTGAGACTAACGAACCTTTGGGTATTCCAGTCTTTCACTTCAAGAATAAAACGCTTGACGAGAATTTCGGCGTTAGTGAAATCCGTAAAGCGATACCCCAACAAGCACTATTGAATAAAGCCCTACTAGACCTTGATTTGGTATTAGACAAGCAAGGCTATCCGCAGCGTTGGGGAACCGGCATATCCTCTACTAACAATAACAGCACTAGCGAGGATGGTAATAGCCAATCCGAATTCGATGGGGAGCCTGGGTCTGTCTGGACTACCCCAAATGAAAACGCGAAGTTTGGGCAGTTTGAGAGCGCAGAGGTTAACGGTATGCTTAGTGCTATCGAAGTCATCGTTATGCACATATCCGCCACAAACGCTACCCCAATATGGTTGCTACTCAATAGCGGTAGGTTCCCGTCCGGCGAATCAATGAAGATGGGGGATAGTGGCCTAAGTACGAAAGCCGCTAACCGTGCGAAGATATTCGGGGATACGTGGGAAGGCATCATCCGATATTCGCACATGCTCAGAAACATTTTCGCGGTGGATGAAGTGAAAGCTGAGATTGAAGAAGATACCCTAATTGAAAGTATCTGGAAAGACACTACCCCACGTAATGAGAAAGAAGCGGTTGAGGTACTACAGGGCTTGAAAGAGTTGGGGGCATCTAACCGTTATTGTCTCGAACAGTTCGGCGTGCAAAATGTGAACGAAGTTTTGGCACAGGCCGCTGAAGAAAAAGACGTTGACATTGACACGCAATCGCGGGTTATGAATCGTGGCGTCATGGATACCCCGGACATAACAAACATGAATGAAGTAATGAGTACAGAAGAAGAGGTAGCATAGTGTCTCTGTTCCGTAAGTGTGACCGCTGTAAAAGCGAAATGCCGGTTAGAGATAAGTTAGCGAAAGAATACCCTTACGTCGTTCGGGAAATTGGCACGAATGGCGTATACCAATATGAAATGAAACGATTCCCTACCCATACGACGGTTAGACCATTGTGGGATATCGAAAATATGGACTTGTGCGCTAGTTGCCGTGCAGAGCTTAAAGTTTGGATTGCAAACGGAAAAGGCGAAGAATGAAACGATGGATATTATCAGTCAGAGTAGACAGGAAAACGCTCAAGACTATACACGCCGACACACGCGCAGGCACCATTGATTTATTTTACGCTTGGCTCAGAGAATCAACTACCCCAACTTTTTCGATTGATATACAGGAAACTGAATGGCAGTAAAGACCCCTGAAAGAATAGTCAAAGCACAAGCCTACCGTAATCAGTTATTGAAGCGGGAAGCTTCCGCTGTAGACTTTCTTACTCGGAGTTGGGCAACCTCAATTAAGGCGTTGCAGCGTGATATAGATAAGATGACGCGGAAGATAGAGGATGCCAGGGTAGCCGGAAAGAAAATCAATAAGGATTGGCTCAGGCGACAGCAGGAATATAAAAAGCTACAGTCTCAGATTATCCGAACCACAGAACGCTACTCACAAATCGCAGCTACGAAGATGCGGCAGGAAACAGAGTGGGCAGCTAGGAAAGGTGCTGTAGATGCTTTAGAACTATCTCAACGATCCTTTCATACTACAGTTAGAGAGTTGGTATCTTTCCGCGTATTGAGCGAACAGTCTGTGTTAGCTATCGCAAGTAGGGTAGCGCCAGGAACGCCAGTAGACAAACTGCTCAAGAAGGTAGCCGGGGATACAGCGAACGAAGCCGCCAGCGTTCTAGTGGACGGAATCACACGCGGCCAGAATGTGAAAGTGATTGGGGATAATCTCGCAGCCGCAACCAACATTCCGTTAAACCGCGCACAGACAATAGCGCGAACCGAGATATTTGGCGCTTACCGAGACTCACATCTAGAACACATAAAGGCGAATAGCGACGTATTGAACGGATGGGTATGGTTCGCACAAGTCGGTAATTGTTGTGGAGGTTGCCTAGCGAAGCACGGGCAACGGCATGAGTTAGGAGAATTCTTTCCGGCACATCCACGGTGCCGCTGTGAGCCAATACCGATTCCGAAGAGTTTCGCAGAGTTGGGGCTAGACCCTTCACTAGATGAAATGTTTCCAGACCCGATGAATCCTGAGCAAATGCAAGGGGACGCGCTGAAACAGTTGGATACCTCACAAAAAGAATTAGCTAAACGATTCGGGCCAGGAAAGGCTAAGGCGATTAAGGAAGGGAAAATTAAGAAGCAGAAGCCATTACCACCAGTTT